ATGATGTTATTGGCGTTGCATTGGATATGGACGCTGGAACACTTACTTTCTATAAAAACGGTGTAAGTCAAGGAGTGGCATATAGTAATCTCAACGATACATATTTCCCGTACCTGACAGATCAAGGTAATCAGATTACTTTAGCTCATGCTAACTTCGGTCAACGCCCTTTTACTTATCCCACCTTGCCTACTGGTTACCTTCCACTCAACACTTACAACCTCACAGCAGGCACAGTCACCACCAGCGGCACGTTCACCGGCAACCTTAGCACAGACGGCCCGATGGTGTACTTGAACGGCACCCCCACGGCGATGACCATCAACGGCAACGCAGTGACTTTTGGAACCCATGCAGACAAGCTGGCAAACGGCTTCAAGGTGCGCAGCAGTTCAGCGAGCTACAACGCATCCGGCAGCAATACCTACGTTGCCACGACTGTCGGGGCTGTGTTCAAGTACGAAGACGCTCAGGCTAACCCGTGATGCCTCAACTGCCCGCCGACAAGGCCAACCACGCCATCTACGGCGCGCTGATCTTCCTAGCCGCCCTAGTGGTCCTGCGCCGCCCTGACGCTGCCTATGGCCTCGTAGTGCTGGCCGCAGTTGGCAAGGAGGTGCTCGACTGGCTCTCCAACCAACGTGCTATCAGAGCAGGCTTGACGCCCACGCACGGGGTAGAATGGTTTGATGCCCTGGCAACGTGTGCCGGCGGGGCGGTGCCACTGCTCGCAAGGATGATCTGATGGATTCGCAACACCTGATCGACATTGGCCTTGCTACCGCTTGTGCGGTTACCGGCTGGTTCGCAAGGGAGTTGTGGTCAGCGGTCAAGGAGTTGAAAGCCGACCTGACCCGCCTGTCGGTCGAGCTACCCAAGACCTATGTGACGCGGGACGACTACAGGTCAGACCTCAAAGAGATCCGCGACCTGCTGGGGCGCATCTTTGACAAGCTGGACGGCAAGGTCGACAGGTCATAGCAGCGCCGAAATCCCCACAGTCACCATCTCGCTCTTGAGCTTGCTAGGGTTGGTCTTCGCCATCACCCGCAGCGCCACGGCAGCGAACGTCTCGATCCCGGCCCAGGCATCCTCCAGATGCGGATCATTGAGCGCCAGGATGTGCGCTCTGATCGTCAGAACGTCAGCCATGTAGGCCTCGCGGATGGCGTCTATCGCCGCTTTAGTTGGTCGCATGGGAAGTCCACTAGTTGCCATACTGAATTCGGTGCGTTGATCCTGAACGGTTTGGCTACCCGCCTTGGCGCCAGTTCTGACGCAGCTTGGCGGGCAGCAATCTTGGCGGTCCTACGATCCCTGCACGCCTTGTGCTGCAGCTTGCGCTTCGTCCAGCGCCCAGCGTCTAGCTCTGCTGCTCGCTCAGGTGATGCCCATCGAGCAGTGACGCCGCTACCGGCCACGCCCAGCAGCCGCGCCTTGCGAGCAAAGCAAAGAATCTTGCGGGCCTTGTCCAGCGAGATTGCCATGCGCAAATGCATGTCGACCGTGCTGACGCCGTTGGGGTACTCGCGTACTATGTTGGCGGCGAGGTGCATCAGCAACTCGGTGTCAGGGTGCATCATTCGAGCCGCCTATGTGCCGCAGTGCGCACTCGTAGTGACGCGGCCCCCATGACCAGCAGTCTGGGCTGTGCGTGCCAATGTAACCTTCCCTGGCGTCTTGGTACTTCAACTCTCGCCGCAGCCGCTCATTTTCTGCTAAGGCATCGCCCAGCAGGAGGTCTAGGTTTCTCTCGGTTTCGGTCACGTGTTCTTCTCCTTGAGTTTGGCTTCCGCTTCTCTAATAAACTCCACAACCTCGCTTTTGAACGCAATTACGAATCTTGTGAGTTTATTTACATCAGCCTTCGTCAACCCCTGCCATTGGGGCTTCGTATAAAGCGGCAAAGCTCGTTGGCCTTGCTGGATGTCGGTTGGGTTATCGGTTACATACACAGATTTACCGTCTTCTGTGTAAACCATCCATGCTACGGGTTCAACCACCGTTTTTCTCCTTAAGTGCTTGCTCTGTCAACATTATTGCCCACTCAATATTTGGTGAGTTTTCGGCAATAAGCTTTGCATGTAGTTTAGCTAGCCCCTGCCATTGGGGTTTCGGTTCAATCCAGAACAACTCACCAATCTGCTCTGCCGTGTACTCTGCAAAGTCGTTATCATTCCATTTAACCAGCGTTTTGCCGGTGGTAGATGTAGCCTCTACAGTGCAAAGTTCGTCGGTTTCAATGCATCTCAAGATGTCTCCTCTGGTTAGCGCCCCCAACTCTTTTGAACAGGCGTAGCAGAGCATTGCTCGTTTACACGTTTCCCCGCAGTCCCCCTGCGTCATTGCGTTCTCCGGTGAACGTATACCGATACTCCTGTATCGGGGTCTGTGTAATCTAATACAGGTTTGCACCAGCAGGTTTCGCTATCAATGTGCTCAGGTTCGGGCAGGTCTTCCTCCCCTTCAGTTTTCCCCCAGTCGCATGACATTACGGTTTCTCCTTCTTAGACTTTGCCAGCGTAGCAATAATGCTCGTCTCCATCTTGCCCTGCTCATACCCGATAAGATACATCTCTACGAGTGACCAATCATATAACCGAGCAATGACAACGTCTTTGCCGTAGGGCGGCTTGTCCGCAACAATGTTGATGGTGTTATTACCATCTCCACGCTCAAGACGGAACCCATTTTGTTTGGCTCTGTCTTTGCAGTATTCAATGCGGGATTCAATGATCCAAGGGTTTGGGTTAACGTTCATTTTCTACCCCAACCTACGCCATAACAAAACACTACGAACGTCCATATCAGGAAAAGCATTAAGTTGTATAGTTCACGATCAATCATGGCTCAACTCTTTTCAGCGTCAATAGTAGCGTTCGGGCCTGCAATTTCGTCTCTTTGTTTTGCGCGTCCAGCACCCGCTTTAACGCCGTTCGCAAACTGTCAACCTGCGCCAGAATAACCGGCAGATCAACACGAGCAGCCCGCCAAGCCGCCCACTCCCCGCATGTTTTGCTCTTGTGCAGATACGAACTTGTTTCCCAATAGTCATCACACCACGCTTCAAACGCATCGCGCTCGGTCATGGTTCCATCCCAAAATGGTTCAGGATTAACAACTTGACGTTGCCGGGATAGTCAATACTCAACTCCGCGCACTCCCGGACAATCAAATCAGAGAACCGCTCAATGCCGGCGTAGTCAGTCGAGAAGTCTTCCCGCCCACGGTGGTCAACGGTAATGTCGAAGCAGCCGTCCATTAGTTTTCTAATTCTTTCGTTCATGGCTCAATCCTCTGATTAATGCCCAACATCTCTCGATGCAGGTTCTCCAGCATCACCCGGTAGGGTGACTGGGGCAGGCAGTCCGTTGCTAGCTTGCATCGGTCTGCAAATGTCTCACCCCCTTCAGTGCGTACTGCTTCGCGTACAACGGTCCGCACTTTCGCAAGCATGTCATCAGGGTGAAGGCTAGTTGGCCAACGCCATCCCATCAGTTCGGCAATGCGTTCATCGGTCACGACGCAACTCCCTTCGTCTTCTCAAACGTGCGCAACCCACCAAGCCCAAGCATCCCCAACATCAACTGCCACAAGTTATCGTCAATGCCAGGCAGCGTCGGCAGCGGGTGGTCGAGCACAATGCCGGTCCACTGCACCAGTGGCCTAGCGATGTATTGACAGGCCAGCGCCGATGCGCAGACCCAGCCAATCGCTGGGCGCCAGCCTGAAGTGAACGCACTCGGGCTCGACGCCTCGGCGCGGTTGACGTCTAGTTGGCCTTGCACGATGGCGACCTGGGCAGCGAGCTGCGCTGCCTCGGCGGCTGACTTGTCAGGCCAGATGCGCGTAATGACTGTTTGCGCCAGTTCGACGCCTGCGGTTAGAGGGTCCATTCGCCTGTCTCCATCTGTAACGCCATGCGATGCGCTCGTGCTGGCGTCTGCCGTGCCCAAGTGCTCTCTATCATCTGCGCAGCGGCCTCAAAGAACTGGCCGTCTTC